TACAGGGAGACAAGTACGGGATTTCCTTCAGCCATCTTCAAACAGACCACTGGTTCGACGAATACCACGAATACACTAATAGCGCCCCCGCTATCGCTGACTATGATGGCGTTTCTTATGCTCACTTCTTTAGTAGTGGTAATTTTGGTTCAGCTATGTCTGGTTTACATCACGCTAATAGCTTACTCGCCAATCGTAATCACAGTTCTACTTGTGGGCATAGCCATAAACGTGATCTTAAGTTTAAAGATGGCGCACACCCTAACGGGATTATCGGTTTGGTTGCGGGTTGCTACAAAGGCTCAGAAGAAACGTGGGCTGGACAGGCAAATAGAGACTGGTGGAAAGGTTGTGTAATCAAGCGTGAGATTAGCAACGGTATCTATGAGCCTGAGTTTGTATCACTTAAGAGGTTAAAGGAAATGTATGGGTAAGCGTAGTGACTTTGAGAGGATACCAAGGGATTATTATCCTACACCAATAGAAGCTGTCGAACCTCTTATAGCCCATCTACCATATGAGAAGTTTGATTTTGTAGAGCCTTGTGCTGGTGACGGGAGACTGATAAATCACATACACAAACTAACAGACGGTCTAGGGGAATGCTTATATGCCTGTGACATAGAACCTAGACACCCAGACATTAAGCAGATGGATGCTATGGAGATAAGTTTTGGCAGTCAGTATAAAGTTATTGACCTCTGCATTACTAACCCACCGTGGGAAAGAAAGTTCTTACACGCTTTCATAGATCACTGGACAGAGATATGCCCAACTTGGTTGTTGTTTGATGCTGATTGGGCGCACACTAAACAGTCTGCTGCACTTATGACTTACTGTACAAAGATCGTAAGTATAGGCAGAGTTAAATGGATTGAAGGTAGCAAGATGACAGGTAAAGACAACTGCGCTTGGTACTTGTTCGATAAAGACGATAGAAACGCACACACAGAATTTTATGGAAGGTTGATGTAATGCTTACAGCGAAAGATATGAAAGATATGATTGATATGTACTCACAGTTTGTAGAGGACAAGATGATTACTAAAGGTCGGGAGCGTCTTATTGAGAATGCTCTAGGATTAACTGGTGAAGCTGGTGAGGTATCTGAGAAGATTAAGAAACTATTTCGTGACAACAGGATTGATGATGACGCAGTGTTAAAAGAGTTAGGTGACGTATTGTTCTACACTGTAGCTCTGTCTAACATCTTTGGTGGCAGCTTAGTTAAGATCATTGAGTTGAACATGGAGAAGTTAAACGAGCGTGTTAAGAACGGTACACTACAAGGATCAGGTGACAATCGATGAGTAAGAAGAGGACAGGCATGTCGTGGTTCTGGAGATATATGAACTACCTTGCGACATGGAGAACCCACAGAATAGCAATCAAGCAGCTTAATCAACTGACAGATAAAGAGCTACTAGACATTGGTATAGCTAGATCAGATATTGACCGTATGGTTTGGCTAAAAGAAGATAAGACTATGAGAGCGAGAGGAAAGACTGACGATGAATAATTACCTACCAACTGACTACCAGACTTTTATTGCTAAGTCTCGCTACGCTAAGTATATCGACGGTGAGGGCCGTGAGGATTGGGGAGATACAGTAGAACGCTACATGGATAATGTGGTACGCCCTAAAGCTGGTAACGATTCTTATGTCAACCAACTACGGGATGCCATCTTAAACCTAGAAGTTATGCCCTCTATGCGAGCTATGATGACTGCTGGTCCAGCACTGGCCCGTGACAATACTGCTGGGTACAACTGTAGCTACTTGGCTGTAGATGACCCTAAAGCATTTGATGAGGCCATGTTTATCTTGTTATGTGGTACAGGTGTAGGCTTCTCAGTAGAGAGGCAGTTCATCCAGAAGCTACCAGAGGTTCCTGAGCTATTTGAGAGCGACACAGTGGTTGTAGTTAAAGATAGTAAGGAAGGGTGGGCTAAAGCCTTTAGGCAAGTCCTTGCGCTTCTCTGGGCTGGTGAGATACCTAAATGGGATGTGACTGCTGTACGTCCTGCTGGAGCTAGACTTAAGACCTTTGGTGGTCGTGCTAGTGGCCCTGCACCTTTAGTTGAACTATTTAACTTTGCAGTTACTACCTTCAAGGCTGCACAAGGACGTAAGCTATCTTCTATTGAGTGCCATGACCTTATGTGTTTCATTGGTCAGATTGTTGTAGTTGGTGGTGTTCGTCGTTCAGCTATGATTAGTCTATCTAACCTGTCAGATGATCGTATGCGTCATGCTAAATCAGGACAGTGGTGGGAAACAGCAGCCCATCGTGCATTGGCTAACAATAGTGTGAGCTACACAGAGAAGCCTGACATGGAGACATTCATGCGGGAGTGGCAAGCCCTAGTGGAAAGTAAGTCAGGTGAACGTGGTGTCTTTAACCGTCAGGCTAGTAAGGTACAGGCAGCTAAGAATGGACGTAGAGATCCCAACTATGAGTTCGGGACTAACCCTTGCAGCGAAATAATTTTGCGCCCAAATCAGTTCTGTAACCTAACAGAGGTTGTAGTACGAGCTACAGATACTATTGATGACTTAGAACGTAAGGTACGCCTAGCTACAATACTAGGTACTATCCAATCATCTATGACTAAGTTCCCCTACTTGCGCAAGATCTGGAACAAGAATACAGAAGAGGAGAGACTACTAGGCGTGTCTTTAACAGGCATTATGGACAACAGATTAACTACCAGTCAGAATGCTGGTCTTGATAAAACATTAGAAAGGTTAAAAGATGTTGCAATATCTACGAATGCTGAGTGGGCTGAACGCCTTAACATCCCTGCTTCTGCTGCTATCAGTTGCGTTAAACCAAGTGGTACTGTCTCCCAACTTGTTGATTCTGCTAGTGGCATCCATGCTCGTCATAGCCCTTATTATGTTCGTACTGTGCGTGGAGATAACAAGGACCCGCTGACGAAGTTCATGATTGATAAGGGTGTACCTAACGAACCATGTGTGATGAAAGGCGACACAACTACAGTCTTTAGCTTCCCTATTAAGTCCCCATCAGGAGCAGTCACTAGAAACGATATGACAGCCGTAGAGCAGCTAGAGATGTGGTTGATATATCAAAGGTCATGGTGTGAACATAAGCCCTCAGTGACGATCTCAGTACGTGATGAGGAGTGGATGGAAGTAGGTGCATTTGTCTATAAACACTTTGATGAGATGTCAGGGGTGTCGTTCTTACCTCACTCAGATCATACTTATCAGCAAGCACCTTATCAGGACTGTACTAAAGAGGACTACGAAGAATTATTATCTATTATGCCAAAGGCTATTGACTGGTCTGAACTTTCAGAGTATGAGAATGAAGATAACACTGCTGGTAGTCAAACTATGGCTTGTAGTGGTGATACTTGTGAACTCGTAGACTTAACATAGGGGATTGTAATGGCTAAGTGGGACTTAAGTAAGATGGAGTCTGATAATGTAAATAGTCCACCACATTACGGACAAGGCACTATTGAGTGTATTAAATACATTGAGGACTTCTTAAGTAAGGATGAGTTTGTAGGCTACCTACGAGGGAATATAGCTAAGTATCTCCATAGGTGGCGCTACAAGAATGGCTTAGAGGATCTTAAGAAGGCTGAATGGTACTTATCTAAGCTCATACAGGTGGAGAGTAAGAAATGATAAGCCTAAATCAGTCAGTAGACTTAGTACACTTAGGTATTACACTCTACTTGGTCTGGAAGGTACATAAACTACAACAAGAAGTGGACTATGCTTACTTTACACTGAGTAACCTACTAAAGTCTTTAACCAGTACATTTAAAGCAATGACACAATAGAAAAAGCCCCTGCGTCCAACTAAGGATACAGGGGCTTCTTTATTGTATACACCAGCTAAGGTGGTTTTTGTGAACTACTTACCGAAGAATTTAGATACTGACCTAATTCCTATGGATGCTGATACGATCCCACCAAGGGAATACTGATACCATGTTGGCATAGTCTCAAGTGCAGCAAAACCAGCCTGAACTATAGCATTACCCCAATCACCACAGAAGGCTAGTATCAGGGGAATACTGAAGAGTAGGGTTATCCACTCATCTTTCCAACTATTCTGTGTAGCCTGTATAGCAGCTAGATCCCAATCTATCTCACCTGTAAGCTGTTTCTTCTTAATCTCAGCTTCAGTTAATTTGATCTGTGTCTTACTGTCGATTACACTTGTAGCTAGACCAACTACACTACCTATTATTTGACCAATCATTTGCTCTCATTTCCTAACCAAACTGCGAAGGCTCCTGTTAATGCCCCTGTGACGGTTGCTGTAAGTGCAGTTGCTTGTGATGTCATAGCCTCTGGGGGTAACGACATAAACCACTCAATCACTCTAATGTACATGAGTGTCATAACTAACATCATTAGTCGTGGTAGTAGTTTCCAAGCTAGTATACGTTCCATTGCTACTGTCATATTATACCTCTACGTCTAGTATCTTACCTACGTCTATAGGTGCTACAATTCTACCATTAGGACTGTAGGCTAACTCAGCCATACTTCTCTGTCTGTTTAAGAGTTCTTCAGCCTTCTCTTGCCAGTACTTGTCAAGCCTTATGGTAACTTCACTACGAGTAGCTGGCTCTACAACCTTTGGCTTATCAGCACTAACCTTAGCTGGGAGAATAGGTGCTGTAGTCACTGTAGTGGCTGTAAACTCAGGGATCTGGTACATCTGGAATGGGAAAGTACCTTTAGCCTCTAGGCTCATAACATCCCCTTTGATGACATTATGGCAAGAGTGGCTATTCCAGTTATAATAGACAGCACAATCAGAGTACCCCCAATGACAACTATCTTCTCTACCATTTCTTGCTTACGGAGCCTATCAGCAGCTTCTCTCTCTTTACGTTCTCTACGTGTTCTAGCTCTTATTTCTTGTAGCTCACCCCAAGCGGAGTAACCTCTGGTAGCTATCACAATGGCTCTGAGTTCTTCTTCAGCATCCTTAGCCTTCTGTAGCTTCACGAAGGTCTCCATACTGTTCTCATCATCACCTGAGAAGAGACTATTCTTTTTCTTATTGTGGTTGTTCCTTAGTTCATCGACACCATCAAAGAACTCACCAATCTGTTTAGTGACTGAGACAAGCTCTTTACCTGCACTGACAGCAGTCTTGACCGCAGCCAAAGCTGTAAATGGATCTACCATAATGCACCCCTACAATGGAAATTAGCCTTAACTCCACTGACTTTCAAACTCATGGGCTGCATCAAAAGTATCGAAACTTACTTCCTCAAGTGAAGGTCTTGAAGAAGTACTCTTGTGAACAACCCGACAAAGAATAAACCACTTGTCACCAAC